GTGTGAGTCTCACGAGTCTCATGGTGAGACGCTGCTAGGGCAGGGATGGAGCAGACTCAAAAGCAAAGTCTGCCGGTAGGTACAAGTACCTAGTCCCGGATACAGAAAAGCCCTAACCGCGAGGGTTAGGGCTGGAGCTTATCGGCTGAGTAGCTGGAGCAAGCTGGCCAGCTGCTGCGGTGTTAAGCGGATCACGAGGGATCCGCTCAGCACCGCTACTGCTGGAGTGTTCATTGTTTAACGGGCGCGGTGGAACGTTTGCGTGATGGCTGAGCTTTGCCGGCATCCGAGCGCCGCTTACGCGGTGCGCCTTTACCGGGCTTTTGTCTTGTGACTGGCGCAGCTGGTACCGGTTCTGGTGTGCGCGAAAAAAGTCCCGTAGCTTGTGGAAAAAGTTCCGGCGGTAGGTCGGCTCCGCCGTTGATCCGTTGGCAGTCTCGCCAGTAGGGAACCAGCTCGCGCCACAGCTGGATCGGGCCTTCTTTGCCGTGGGCAGCCTGGAGCGCCAGCAAATCCGCCCAATCCGAAGCTTCAATGGTCGATCGTTCGATCGCCCATCTCAGGTCGCGTAGGTGGCGCTTTTCTAAGCGCAGCTGCTCGCGCTCTGCCTCTCGGGCTTCTTTCTGGCGCCCTTTTGTCGTCCATTCTCCGCCAGTCACTTCAGAGCCTCCGCCATAACGGCTGCGCAGTGCCCTTGGCACGCTGCTACGGATTCCGGGCTGAGATCCTGGCGCGTAAACGTCCCGCCCTCTAAACAGAGACCCTCACCGGCTGGGATTGTTTGGAACGTGGCCAGCCAGTAAGACGAACACAGAATCCCGCCGCTGTAGCGGAATTCCACAATGGGATCGGGCTGGCCAGCCGGTAGGCGAGGGATGGCCGCTAGGTGCACCGTAAGGGCAGTGCCCTGGCGCGTAGTGACATGAAACGGGGTTTGCATGGTTCGATCCTGCCGGGGTTCGGCTTAAGGGATACCCTGCGACATTAGCAGCACCACCAACCCCGGCGAGCCACATTACTAAGTGTGACAGTAAGAGAGGGAAGCAGCTGGCGCGTTGATACGCTTTCTGGTGACCACCAAGGCACACCACGCCATGACGATCCTCAGAACAACAGAACCGCGCGGCACTTTCCGCGTTACTTACGAGACCGTGACGGCAGGATCAGCCGAGCAAGGGGACTATGCAGAATCCGGGTATCTGGATTGGCTGGGATGCCCCGTTGATCAGTACTCCGATTCTGTGTGGGACATCCGGGACCTTACGGACAAGCTGGCAGGTTGCTACGCGGAAGGAACCGGCGAACGTGTACCGCGCTGGATCAGCCTTGATCCCGGTTCGGATTTTTGGCTCTCGCCGTTCTGGCGTGATCTTGCCGGTGAAGATGCCTTAGGTGTGACCGCTTCGGTGCACCGGCCGGATTGGATCACTGACGCCAGCTGGCTGCGGGTCTGCCGTTTGCTCGGCTGGCGTTATTGACGGCTGGCCCGTCCGGACTGACTGTATTTCACGAGACCCAACCCATAGGCTCCCACCATGACCCGCTACACCGCCGAACAGCTGGCATCCTTCTCCTGGATCGTCAGTACTGACACGCTCCGGCTGGAGGATCTGCTTCCCCGCTACTGGCAGACCGCCGAACAGCTGGCACAACTTGCTGACCGTCCGGCACTGATCAACCCTGGCACGCTTGCCAGCCTGGAAAGGCTAGTTGGCGAGGATTCCCGCGAAACTGACTGGAACGACGAAACCGCCGCGCAAGTGCTGGAGGATCTCACCGATACGCTGCAGGATGTCGCGCCTTGTGGCTTTTACTTCGGCGCTTCTGAGGGGGATGGCGCGTGCTTCGGCTTCTGGCTTCAGGAAGACTGGCGCGATGCTTTGGAAGAATGCGGCATCGATTGCGAGGATCCCGAATCGACCGCGTTACTGCTGGCGCAGTTCAACGATCACAGCATCACGGCCGATAGCTTGTGCGATGCCTACTGCGGCACTGCTGACGGATACAGCGAGGCTCAGGCTGGCGCAGATTACGCGCAGACCCTGGCAGATGCAATTGGCGCGATTAATCGGGAGCTGGCGTGGCCGCACACCTGCGTTGATTGGCTGGAAGCGTGGCAGGAGCTGGAAATGGGCGACGGTTACGCTCTGATCCAAGACACGCCCAGCAGCTGGCACGTTGTGCGCAGCGTTTGACCCTTACTACCGGCTGATTCTGAAGCCCAAAGACTGCCGAGAGATCAGCACCGACAAGCGTACAGACTGAACCGATCAACGGCCCGGCCACAGTGCCGGGCTTTCTAGTGTGCGCCTATCATTGAACCAAACGGCCAGGGATTCTAACAATGTCGGACGCACCGGAAGCTAACAACGTGGCGCCGGATGTTACGCCGGAAACTACAGAGAATGGGTATCCGTACAACAGTGCGGAAAGAGTGCGCAAAATCTATGGAACCCGTAACCCTTACGCGGTGATCGAACAGCGTCAACAACGGCTGTACAAACGCCAGCTTGATGGCTTAACAACGCGGCAACTAGTTCTAGAACATGCAGAACGCGAGAGTGTGGCTGTAAGTACAGCGTGGAAAGATTGGGAAGCTGTACAAAAGTGGGTAACGGAGGATTTTGAGAAGGAAAGGCCACGTTTGGTCTCTCGTATCTCCCAGATGCGGGAGCGGCTGTTCGCTGCAGCAGTAAAGAAAGGCCAGTTACAGACTGCTGCGATGCTGCTCAAAGATATGGGCGCAGTGGTTGGCGAGGTTGCACCGGAAGCTGCAGCCGCTGCAGCGCCCCAACTTTCTATTGTTGTAGAAGATAAGCGCAGTAAAACAGAATAACGCTGGCGTTATGCCGCGTTAGCTAACGCCGCGGCCTAGCTACCGGGCCGATAGTGTGCGACAATGGGGGCTAGTCACACCACGACTCCCCATGCAACGTCTTCACCTATTCGCCGTTCTGCTGATTGGCTCCGCTGTGCTCGCTATGGGTGCTGACAACAGTCAGCAGCTGGCACGCTGCGAGGCAAGCGGCCGCGGCCAGGCTGAGTGTCGGCTTCTGGTTTTGGGCCGGTGATGCTGTAGAATACTAGAGGACAAAGGGAGATCACCCCACCATGCTGAACACACCAGAAGGCTGGAGCGAGTTTGAGAACGCTGCCCGCCTGGCGGTCGCTCACCAGACCGACGCCGAACTGGCCCGCACCGTGGCCGAGCTACAGCGTAACTTCCGCCGCGATCGCAAGGCATCGCAGCACGAGACCCTACAGGCTCTATATAAGGAGCAACACCGCAGGCAGCACGCCTGACGCACCGCAGGCCGGCATCACACAGCCGGCCTTTTGTTGTGACACAGTATGTCGTTACTGTTGTATCACACTATCACGTGGGGGTGAGGTTGCGATTCTGTGATGCTGTGTCGTGGCCCTGGGAACCTGCACCTATATTTCCAATTCTTTCTACTATGTAACAGGGGGGTAGGGGTCCAGTTCCATAATTCGCGCACCACGACCCCCTAAAAATACGCAAGGTATAAGATAAAATACGGAGAGTCAAAGACATTACCCATGTGGAAACCGATCCCGGGCTACGAAACCGCCTACGAAGCCAGCACCGAAGGTCAAATCCGCTCACTGGAGCGAATTGTCAGCTACACCCGCCGCGACGGACGCTGCGTGGAGCGTAAATACCCTTCCAAGGTGCTTAAGCCGGGCCTGAATAGTCGCGGCTACGAAATTGTGTCCCTCTGCGACGCCGATAACCGCCACCACACCCGCGCTATCCACCGCCTGGTACTCGAAACCTTCGTTGGACTTAAGCAGCCCGGCCAAGAGTGCCGCCATCTGGACGGCAACATCCGCAATAACGCCCTCACCAATCTCTGCTGGGGCACCGCCGCCGAGAACATGGCGGACAAAATCGCGCATGGGACGTGGGTCCGAGGCAGCCGCGTGGGCAACTCCCGTTTAACAGAGCCACAAGTCCGCGAAATCAAAGCCCGCCTGGCACAAAAGGAATCCCACGCTTCTATTGCACTAGATTATGACGTCAAGACCGTCACCATCAGTGCGATCAGCGCCGGTCGCAACTGGTCCTGGATATGAGCGAAAACACCGTCAGCCTCCGCCACGCCCAAGGTGAGGTTTTCAACTCTCGCACACGCTTCCGCGTCCTCGTCGCCGGCCGCCGCTTCGGCAAAAGCTACCTATCCTGCGTTGAATTACTGCGTGGAGCGATAGAACGCCCCGGAGAAACATACTTTTACTGCGCACCCAGTTATCGTATGGCCAAGGATATTGTATGGAAATTATTAAAAAGATTAGTCCCAAAAGCATGGGTAAAAAGTAAAAATGAAACCGACCTAAAACTCGAATTAGTTAACGGCTCCACCATCGAATTGAAAGGTACAGAAAACGCCATGGCCCTCCGAGGCCGCAGCCTCGCAGGCGTTGTGCTGGATGAAGCTGCCTTTATGGACGGTGAAGTCTGGTTCGAGGTCATCCGACCCGCTCTAGCCGACAAACAAGGCTGGGCGCTCTTCATTTCCACCCCCGACGGCACCGCCAGCTGGTTCTACGACCTCTGGTGCTATTGCGAAGAAGGCGACACGGACTGGCACCGCTGGCAATTCACCACCATTGACGGTGACAACGTACCAGCATCCGAAATTGAAGCCGCTCGCGCTCAACTAGACGCCCGCACATTCCGCCAAGAATTCGAAGCTAGCTTTGAAAATCTCTCTGGTCTAGTCGCAATCAGCTTTTCTGACGACAATGTAGATAAAACTGTGCAAGATCTTCCAGTCCTTCCTTTACTACTAGGTGTCGATTTTAACATTGATCCGATGTCAGGAATATGTGCAGTGAAAAAAGGAGACGTCCTCTGGGTCTTCGACGAAATCATCATGACCGGCGGCGCCACCACCTGGGATCTCTGCGAAGAAGTCCAATCCCGCTACGGCGTGGAGCGCCGCATCATCGCCTGCCCCGACCCCACGGGCGGCGCCCGCAAAACCAGCGGCGTTGGCGCCACCGACCACAACATCCTGCGCAAAAGCGGATTCACAGTCTCCAGCCCGCGATCCCCTTGGAAAATCCGCGACAAAATCACCTGCGTCAACACCGCCCTCCTCGATGCATCTGGAACCCGCCGCCTTTTCATCCACCCCCGCTGCAAAGAACTGATCAAATCCCTACGCACCTTGACCTACGCCCCCGGCACCGGCCTCCCCAACAAAAACCTAGGCGTAGACCACGCCTTCGACGCACTGGGGTATTTGTGCTTACAGACCTTCAACCTTGCAAAACCCGAGAACCTCGGCAAGACCAACTATCGTGTGTGGTAATAACCCTTCTGGAGCGTAATGGCCGCCAAAAAGAGGACCGCCGCCCAGAAAAAGGTCTCCAAGGTTATGCGCGAATACGGCAAAGGCGAACTCCACTCAGGTAGCAAAAAAGGCCCCGTAGTGAAATCCCGCAAACAAGCCATCGCCATCGCAATGTCCGAGGCCGGCATGACCAAAAAACCCACCAAAAAAGGTAAAAAGTAATGGCAAAACGCGGCCTTTACAGCAACATCGCTGCCAAACGCAAGCGCATCGCTGCAGGAAGCGGCGAAAAGATGCGCACCCCTGGCACTAAAGGTGCCCCCACCGCTGCCGCCTTCAAAGCAGCCGCCAAAACCGCCAAAAAACGCAAAAAATAACCTCCCCCATGTCTTACCTACTACATAACTCCTCCATTACCACGTCCTACGGACTCGGCATCGCCGGTGGCGGAGGCGCGGCTGCTTCTGTTGGTGCAACCGACGCCTTCGGTCGCATCCGTACATCAGCACCGCTAACCCTCTTTGATTCCAGCCACCGCTATAGCGACAACGGGTTGTGGGCAACCTCCACAGCAAGCGGCGGCAGCTCAACATTTGACGCCAACGCCGGCCTCGTCAACCTCGCCGTAACCACCGCCTCCGGTTCCGAGGTCATCCGCGAAACCACCAAGTGCTTCTCGTACCAGCCGGGCAAATCCCTGCTGGTGATGTCGACATTTACGATGGCCGCCGCCAAAACCGGCCTCCGCC